CAACAGGAAGTACAATTGGTACAGGATTAGGGGAAATTGGAGGAGATGCAATAATAGGCGGTTCTCATGCAAGTGTTACTATTGTTAATAATGGAACAATAGGTGGATCAATAACGTAAGGTAATTATGTCAATTTATATAGTAGAACATGGTTCTCAAGAAGATGGGGTCATGTGCAAAAATGATGGTGAAGTATGTCCCACAACCACATACGTTTACGATAATGGAACTTGGGAACTTGTTGAAAAAGATACCGATGAATTTAATGGTGTTGCGGAAGTTTTAACTGATCCAGATGAAAAGTTTATTCTAATGCTTATACCATTCGATAAAGTAACTTTTGATGCGGATGATAAAATTACCAATGTTGTATTACCGGGTGAATGAAACATTCCGAATCTGTTTATGTTCCTGAGAATACGGAACTTCTAGGAGGTTGCGCTTTGGGGCGGCCATTAACTTTTACATCACATTGTGCAAATACTTTAGCCTGTCTACGTTGTGTGAATAAAGTGGAACAGCAAGGACATAAGTATCACGGTGGTGGTGATTTTGAATGGGAGAGGTGGCATGGGGGCAATCCTTGAAGGGTTAAAGAACAGGGGAAAAGAATTTGCTTCAAAGAATTTTAGCTCAGAGGATGAGATAAAAAGCAGATTAGCAATCTGCAACGAATGCCCTGCTTTTATTAAAGCAACTTCAACGTGTAAAAAGTGTGGATGTTTTATGATTTTAAAAGTAAAAATTAAGCGAGTTACTTGCCCAATAGGAAAGTGGTAATTATTATGTCTGTTTCACAATTACAAACAAAAGGATACAGCGGCCAAGAAATGCGAAGGGATGCAGTTATCAAAACTAAAGGTGGCGGCAAGTCTGGAGGATTATGCGGTGGTTTGGAGTGTGGGGGTAAATGCTGGGGAGGATGCGGTCTGTGTGGGGGCGGTAGTGTGTGGGATTTAATTAGGGATTCACAAATTTCGGAAATTTCAGAAAGGGTTTAACATGGCTAAAGAATTACAAATACGGCGTGGTACTACGGTGGAACACGCTTCTTTTACGGGAAAAGATGGGGAACTTTCTGTTGACACCGATCTAGGCGAATTGCGTTTGCATGATAACTCCACCGCTGGTGGGAATTTAATAGGAGGTGGTGGCGTAAACATAGGCCAACAGCTTTCGACAAGAGTTATTCGTAAGTATGAGAATGGTATTCAAGGCCATGATACAAAGCAATGGATGATATTTTCTGAATATCAGACAATTGCTCAAGTATCAGGGAATACTTATACTATTGAATATTCAGGATTCTATACCATAGAGAATGAAACAGGAACCCCGTCTGAATATATTGCTAATATATGGTTAGGTCAAGATTCTTATTACAGGGGATACGCAACTCTCGGAAGTCCAGCTACTTGGTTGACAGGGGCCGTTTTTGGAACAAGAGATGCAGACTCCGCAACTGGTACTACAGGTTTTTGGTCTGGAAGAGTAAATCTTATGGCATCATGGGTGGCAGGAAGTAACGCAAACACATATATAGGTGTATGGACTTTACCGGGGAATGCCACAGGAGGAGGAACATCAGATGTGGAATTACGGCGGCAACACGCAACTCCTGAAGGGTTTGAAAGTGGTGCGCCTTATACTTATCAACAGTCAGCCGAATTTTACCGTATTACTGAATACAAGGGGAATGTCCTTACAACAGATTCTCCATAAATGCTTAACAACAATCAACTAGGAAGGCAAATAAATGAATACCACAGAATGGCTAGAAATATTACAGACAGTTGGGGTTCCATCGGTTGTGTGTGCGGCCAGCTTTTATTATATCTTCAAGAAAGATATTTGGTCACAGAGAGAAAGAGAGTCATTCATAAAACAGGATGCAGAAAATGATGAGCGTATTTTTCAACTCGCAGAGAATAGTAATGCAGCATTGAATAATATGTCTAAATCGCTGGATGCAAACACTCATGCCTTAGATCAATTCAGGCAACTAATTGCTAGAAGTAACGGAGGAAAATGATAGGACTGTTAGCCCCCCTTGTTGGTGGCGTTGTGAAAACCATGTGTATGTCTATGTTGAGCGAGGAGCTTTTAAAACGTGTGATCGTGATTTTGCTCCGGCGGCTTGTTGAGTCTACTGCTAATGAGGTCGATGACCAGATTCTTCAAGCCTATGAAAATGCTCTTTCTAAATAGCACCGTAAAGGTACTATATTACGGCGGCGTAAATTTTGTGAGATTACTATCGTAGGACTAACTATGCTTATTACACCAAATTTTAGTACGGACGAGATGGCCTGTTCTTGCTGCGGCAAGAGTGACATGGATGGGGATTTTATGAAGATGCTCCAAGCCTTGAGAGAAGAAGCTGGATTTGCTTTTCGTATTTCCAGCGCAAGGCGTTGTGAAAAGCACGATGCTAACGTGTCAAGCTATAAAAAATCGAAAGCTGGGATTCATACATACGGGAAAGCGGTAGACATTTTGGTGGGCCATGTGACCACAACAAAAACGCTGCAATTAATAAAACAAGCCCAAGACATAGGCTTTACAGGTCTGGGCCTAGCTTTGCGTGGGGATAGACCCAAACGCTTCATACATTTGGACAATCGTGGAGTTGACTTTTCTTTACCCGCCGTCTGGACATACTGATGATATGGGCAATATTAATAACAGTTATAATCTCTGGATGCTCGGTGATGGGATCAACAAGGGAACTGGGGTTCTGGAAGGATGGATACTCAAGAAATGTTTCAGGGTGGCAATGCGTAGAGTCAGAGCCACCCTTTCATTCCAAAAACTGTGATGGAAGATAGTGAATTTGAAATTGAACTTACTCTTGATAGCGGCCTTGTTTGCGATTTTACTCCTGACTTCAAGCTGCAACAAAACACCGCTGATCACTCCTCCGTTTCATGGGGATTATCCGGCGGCCCAACTGCGCTCAATGTGGGCGTTCTGTGTGAAGAATTTTCAGCTGAAAGCTCCCCTGACACCACCGTTTTTAGTTGGCCAGATGTGCGATTGTTATCTCGATGAAATGAGAGCAGCCCATCCTCACAGGAGGATTAACATACTTTCTGATAACGAAACTAGGGCAATGGGGCAGAAGCTAATCAAGGTTTGTAATGTTAAGCCTGAAGTCCAGACAATATAAGGTGGAAACCTTGCTTACTTACAGGATACCCGGATACAGATGCTACATAGTCAAGGTAAAAAAGAGGGATGGCAGAGGAACTAAGTAAGCTAGAGGAGATTGAAAGACAGATAGCAGCTGCGAAGCGGCAGAAGTTGGCCTTGGAATGCAAGACCAATTTTTTAAAGTTTATTAAGTTCACAATGCCAACTGTTGCGGCTCCGAATAACATTGAGGAATCTGTATTTAAGGCGGCAAGGCATCACAAAGCTATTGCCTTGGCACTAGAAAAGGTTGCAAAGGGGAACATAAAACGGTTGATCGTTACTCTTCCACCAAGGCACGGGAAGTCAGAGATGGTATCAAGGCGTTTTATCCCGTGGTTGATGGGGAAAGACCCGTACTCTTCAATTATTTTTGCAACTTACAATGAAGACTTTGGACAGGATTTTGGGGCGGATTGCCGAGCGATCATGTCAATGCCGCAATTCTCGCAAGTGTTCCCCAAGTTTAAATTCAGACAAGGAGGAGCCAGCAAGTCCAGAATCCAGACTGATAATGGCGGGATGGCGGTTTTCGTTGGTCGTGGTGGCTCTATTACAGGCCGTGGTGGGGATGTACTTATTGTCGATGATCCTATCAAAGATAGTGTGGAGGCAATGTCTCCGACTTTACGGGAAAATCTCTGGTCATGGTTCACACAAGTATTTATGACCAGACTGATGACGGAGCGATCAAAGGTGGTAGTGGTTACTACCCGCTGGCATGAGGATGATTTAGTTGGAAGATTGACAGACCCGGCAAATCCACATTACACAGAAGAGGAGTGCCGTAAATGGAAGATAATAAATCTTCCTGCTTTTGCTGGGGATAATGACCCGCTAAAAAGGAAAGAGGGGGAAGTATTGTGGCCGGAAAGATTCAATAAAGATTTTCTGGAAGCACAAAGGAACTTAGATGCCCGTGGTTTTTCTGCGCTGTATCAGCAAAACCCCTCACCTGAAGATGGAGATTTGTTCCAGCGGGATAACATACAATATTATGAAAAGAGAAACCTTCCGAAAGACTTAAGGATTTATGCTGCTAGTGATCATGCTGTGGGAATTGACAAGACAAGGCACGATTTAACTTGCCTTTTAGTTGTAGGGGTGGATGACCAAGAGGACATATATTTAATAGATTGCTGGTGGTCAAGGCAGCCAAGCGACATAGTGGTTAAGGCAATGCTTGAATTTATGCGGAGACATAAGCCTTTGATCTGGTGGGCGGAGCGGGGACACATTACAAAAGCCATCGGGCCGTTCCTGCGGAAGAGAATGTTTGAAACAAAAACTCATTGCAGAATTGAAGAAGTAACACCAGTAGCGAATAAAGTTCAAAGGTCACAGTCTATTATCGGGCGTATGGCAATGAAGAAAGTCTACTTTCCTAAAGTATCTGCATGGGGGCAAAAGGCAGTAGATGAATTGTTAAAATTCCCTAATTCAAGACACGATGATTTTGTGGATACTCTGGCTTGGATTGGGATGGGGTTAGGTCAGCTGCATTCACCCGGCGGAAAACTAAAAGTTATTGGGGGGTTGTCTCCGAAGGTTGGAACTATAGAATGGGTAAAATGGCAGACAACAATGGATTTACAGCAAAGTAAGCAATTATCATCAGGTTTTTAAATGGCTATTGAAATTGAACAATTAGAAGTTGCAGTTGTTGAAGAGGAAGAGGATACAGAACCCACCACCCGGAGGGAAGCTCTTGTATCTCATCTGATTGAACGTGTCCACAACGCAAAGGAGTATCACGAAAAGGCTTTCCGGCAAATGAAAGTCGATATGGATGCTGTGTCTAAGGGATACAGCGGGACACATTGGGACGATGAAAGGTACGTTGCCAATATCTTGCAAAGACACGTTGCACAGCGAACTTCGGCCCTCTACGCCAAGAACCCCAAGGCGGTAGCTCAAAGAAGAAAGCGCATGGATTACCGTGTTTGGGATGGCTCCGAAGAGACAATGAAGGAAGCACTCAACAATCTTGCAAAAGCGAAGATGCAGGGGATGCCACCTAATCCCCAAGATGTTGCAGTTGAAGAAGATTATAAAAACGTAAAAGTTGAGCGCAAACAGTTTGATAAAGTTGCGGAATGTCTTGTGATGCTTTTTGAATATTTCATGGACGAGCAACATCCCACGTTTAAATCCCAAATGAAGGCTCTAGTTCGCAGGGTTATTACTACTTCAGTTGGATTTGTTAAGGTAGGCTATCAAAGGGACGTTGATAGACTACCAGATATTTCCTCTAAAATATCTGATGTACAGGCGCAAGTCGATCATCTCAGGAGGATAGCAGAGGAAGCAGAAAAGGGTGATATTGGGCAAGATGATAAAGAGATGGAAGAGCTAATGCTTTCACTTGAAGCATTACAAAATGAACCATTATCAATTATTCAGGAAGGGTTGGTTTTCGATTTTCCTGAATGTGATTCAATTATAGTTGACCCCATGTGCAGACAGCTTCGTGGTTTTGTTGGGGCAAATTGGGTAGCGCATGAATTATATCTTTCTCCTGAAGAAATAAAGGAGATATATGATGTGGATGTGAAGGACAAATTTTTAGCATACGACATGAAGGGGAACGAATCTACAGGTACATCACATCATAGTTATTTTGGCAGTAGTCTGGACAACCCACGGGAAGGGTTAGCATTAGTTTGGGAAATATACGATAAGAATGCAGGATTGCTTTATGTAGTTTGTGATGGTCACAACGATTTTCTGACTGAGCCGGATAGTCCACCGATAAAACTTGAAACATTCTGGCCTTTTTTCTCATTGTGCTTCAACGAGATTGAACACAAAGACCTACTGTACCCTCCGTCTGATATTAAACTTCTTGCTCCAATGCAGCATGAGTATAATCGTGCCAGACAGGGATTAAGAGAACATAGACGGGCGAACAGGCCAAAGTATGCAACCCCCGCAGGAATGTTGGAGGAGGAGGATAAGGAAAAATTAAGGAATCCTCCTGCAAATTCAGTCTTGGAATTACAGGCACTAGCTTCAGGACAAAAGGTGGATGATGTATTACAGCCTGTCAAACAAATTGGCATCGATCCAAACCTATATGAAGTAAAAACAATATTCGATGATGTTCAGCTGGTCGTTGGTCAGCAAGAAGCTAATTTCGGTCAGGTTTCTAAAGGAACTGCGACTGAAACTTCTATTGCAGAATCATCCCGTATGTCTGCCATTGGCGCAAACATCGATGATCTTGACTCGTTCATGAGCGAGATAACCCGAGCAGCTGGACAAGTTTTACTCTTGGAAATGAGTAAGGAAGAGGTTATATCAATTTGTGGGCCGGGAGCCGTCTGGCCTGAGTTTAAGAAGGAAGATGTTCTTAACGAGATTTATCTGCACATTGAAGCTGGTAGCACGGGCAAACCCAACAAAGCAATTGAGCTACAGAACATTGAGCGCATAATTCCATTCTTGATCCAGATTCCCGGTATTGATCCGAAATTTCTTGGCAGGGAATTACTCAAGCGTTTGGATGATAAATTAGATTTGACAGAAGCAATTGTAGAAAAACTTCCTTCGATTGTAGCACAGAATATGATGCAGGGTGCAAAGGCCCAAGCACAAGCTAGAGGGGGGCAACCTCCCGAAGCTCAAGGTAGTCAAGGGGGTACTAATGCCCCATTACCAAGACCCCCCGGAGGTGGGAAACCACCCGGAATAGGGGTTAATATTTAACACTTAAAAGGACGTATCATGGCTGAAGAAGAAAGTCAGGAAGTGGACTCGTCCCCCCCTTCTGAAGAACAACAAGTTGACGAGTCTACCACAGAACAAGTTGCGGAAGACACGGTATCCCCGTCTGATACCACGGAAGTTGAAGCCGAAAAGACACAGACTCTAGCGGAAGCGGTGCAGGATGCATTTCAACCGCCAGATGAAGTAGAAGCTGAAACTACTGAAGAGACAACAGAGGTTGCGGAACCCATTGAATCTTCTGAGGAAACACCATCAGATGATTATAAGGACATTCCGTTTAACAAACATCCACGTTTTCGGAAACTCGTAGCCGAAAAGAACGAGCTAAAAGAAACTGCGGCAAAACTACAAAATGATTCGGAACAGTATTCAAAAATAACTGGCTTCATTGACAGGAACAATCTTACTGCGAAAGATGCAGTAGAGGGTTTTAAAATAATGGCGGCGATCAGGAATGATCCAAACCAAGCATATAAAATGCTTGACCACCATTTGAATAATGTATCTAAAATCACAGGAAGAGTTTTACCTGATGATATTCAGGCAAAGGTCGATGACGGTTTTATTGACGAGGATGCAGCAAAGGAGTTGAGCCAAGCAAGAGCAAGTCTCGTAAGAGAACAGGCTTTGCGTAAGCAAGATGCCGCCAAGAATGAAGGCCGGAATATGAAGACCCAAAGCGATATAATGGGTACGGCTCTTCAGTCATGGGGTGAAACAACTCTAGCTAAAGACCCTGATTTTAGTCTCAAACAGGAAGAATTTAATGACCGTGTTGTTGCGTTAGTGTCCGAGCGTGGACGGCCTAATAATCAAACAGAAGTTATGAGCATTGTAGAAGATGCCTATGAAACTGTTAATGATAGATTTAAGGCTAGACAACCTCAACCAACGCAGTTACGCACGGCAACAGGTGGTAAACTCAGCGGTGCGCCACGAACAGAAGCTAAGTCATTAAGTGATGCAATCACAATGGCTTACGAAAATTCTTAGTGGAATCCGCTAAATTAATTAAGGAGCCAATATGGCATTAACAGCAAACGAACTGACCAACATTAGCAACGCTGCTCTCGATTGGTACATTGATCGAGGCAATGTTATGAGTCAGTCAATACAAGATCGCCCTTTATTCGCAGCGATGGATAAGGCGGCAAAGACGTTCCCCGGAGGAAAAGGCCAAGTTGACGTAGCAGTCAAGGGAAACTATACAACTACGGTCGAGGGCTACGAGGCGGAAGATTCCGTCAATTATGCGAATCCGCATAACATCATGCGGGCTAAGTACGCTTGGAAGGAACACCATGCTGGTATAGCAGTTACTATGACGGAGTTGAAAAATGACGGAATTAGTATTACTGATTCAGCAATCCCCGGTGATTCTGCCAAGAGACTTTCCGGCAGGGACAAAACTGTTCTGGTAAATCTTCTTGACGATAAGTTGGAAGATATGGCGGAAGGTTATGCCCGTGGAATGAACAGCTTACTTTATGGTGATGGAAGTGGGGATGCGAAAGCACTCCAAGGCATCCAGACTATTATAAAGGAAGCTCCCGGTTCCGCAGGAACAATCGGCGGGATTGACCATGTAGCAAATACATGGTGGAGAAACCGTGCTAATGTTTCAATTGCAACTACTGTTTCTGGATCAGAATTAACTGATCTGATTCATTCAGAAGTTCGGCTTCTGCGCCGCTATGGGGGGAAACCTTCAATAGCAGTTTGCGGTTCCGCTTTTCTGGATCGTCTTGCAGCGCAATTGAGAGCAAAGGGTAACTATACCCAAACCGGGTTCTCAGGCAAGCAGGATTTTTCGATGGGCGAAATGGTCTATCAAGGGATCACATTTCAGTATGATCCTGAGTTGGATGACATTAACCTCACCGGGAAAGACGGTAACAAGCGGTGCTACATCATTGACCCGTCCAAGCTATACCTAGCGTATATGCAGGACGAGAAGATGAAAAAGCACTCTCCCGCAAGATCGCATCTCAGCTATGTGTTTTATAAGGCAATTACAACCACAGCTGTTTTGTGTTCAAGTCAAAACAACTGTCACGGCGTTTACGAAATTCAGTAAACCCTGACTTAACGGGCAGCCTTTCGGGGCTGCCTAACCTTAACTAGAAAAAGTAATATGGAAACTATGTACCGTGCTAATGTGGCTCTAAACGGAAACTTAGGATCAGTAATTTTAAAGGATGGACTGACAGTACCTGAGATTCGTGTTCTAATTCATGTACATGGATTAGGTTCAGTAAAAGAAATAGCAATGTCAGGTAAGGCAGATGTAAATTCGGTAGATGAAAGGGAAAGATTAAATAGTATCTATAGTGCAGCAAAAGTTGGCCAAGTTTTTGGTAATTATGGTGATCTGCCAATGGATATAAAGGAATTAAAACTGAATAAAGAATTGTTTGAGAAGACTTTCACTCCTCCAATTAATGCACCGAAAAAGAAGAAAGAATAATGGCAAGAAATACTACACTCCAAGTCCTGCTAGATGATTTAAGAAGTGAGTCTGGACACGCTATCTCCTCCAGTATGGGGCAAGCGACTCAGGATATGATGGTTACTCTTCTACAGAGAACGCAACGCCGTCTTTGGGAGGATTTTAGCTGGCCTTTTTTACAAGTTAAAAAGGATGTAAGCATACAGGCAGGATCACGTTATTATGATGTGCCAGCCGGGATAACCCTTGAGCGTGTACAAAAGGCTTCCTTCAAATATGGGGGGATGTGGCAACCCGTTTCTTACGGGATCACCCCTGAAGATTATACTATATATGATTCTGATAGAGATATAAGGTCATGGCCGTTGCAACGGTGGACAGCATACGGGTTAGCACAAATAGAGGTGTGGCCCGTCCCTAGCCAAAACGCTGATGCTACTACAGGGGACGGACTTTTAAGACTAGAAGGCACAGGCAATTTATCTACATTTGTTGCCCTTTCGGATACAGCGGATTTAGATGACCAGCTGCTAGTGCTTTATGCTTCCAGCGAATTATTGACACGACAGAAGAGTCCTGATGGACAGCTGAAGATGGCACAGGCACAACAGCATTATCAGAGATTAAAAGCGAGACTGTCAAAAACTTCCCCGGTAGTTCTAGGTGGGGGTGAAGATACTGAGTACAAAGCGAGGGGGCCACTCTTGATTCACCAGATAGGATAGCCGTGCCGTATGTATTAGTTGAAGATTTTAAATCAGGAATAGATACTCGCAGAACTGCGGTGACTAGCGTTCCCGGTAGTTTATTTGGGAACGATAGTTCAGGGACAGCTGGCCTGACAAATGCCCACATCACAAGGGGCGGCGAGATAGAGAAGAGAAAAGCCTTTAAGGTCTGGGCCACTCTCCCAGACGATACATTTGGGTTGGCCGCAGGAGGACGGAGGGTGTACATTTTTGGCAGTTTACCTTCCGGCTCGGTTGATATGTCGGGGCAACCCGCCGAATTGTCATACACCCAGCTGGAACATAAGTGGGGACAACCCCCTACCGCTGGCGCATATCACATGAGCGAAGTATTGAGTGTGGCTTGGTTTAATGGGAAAGTGTATGTATCAGCATTATTTGAGGATGGGAAAATTTCACATTACTGGGGGACTATAGCTGATCCCGGTGTCCCTTCTTCCGGGGGTTCTCCAGTTAATAGGATTGTTGAAATTTTTGACGGAAGGGCAAGGGCCAATTCTACTATTACTGGCGGTGATGAAACGCAAACTACAGGAACTGCCGCAACAACAAGTTTCTCTGTTACTGGGGGAACTTCACTACCGGGGAATAATCTAAGGACACTTCGTGTAGATGGGATAGACATTCTTGGAACCCCTATTGCTCATACAGGAAATAATGATACAACTGCGGCTAATATTGCAAGCACAATTACTGCACTAACTACCACTCCTAATTATTCTGCTTCGGTTGTCACTAATACTGTGACACTAACAGCGGGAACAAAAGGGATAGGATCGAATGGGTTAGCGGTTGAAGAAGAACTAGAAGGGGATTTTACTATTAGTTCCCCAGCTGATTTTGCTGGAGGTATAGACAACGCAATAACTGATGTAAAAATGGATGGTAAATCAATTATTGGGAGTCCTGTACTTTGGGAAACATCTCACACTTATACTGCACAGAAACTGGCAGATGAAATAAATACAACTGCAACTACTCCAGAATGGGAAGCAGAAGTGGCAGGGACAAAAGTAGTAATTATTGCTACGGAGCCGGGGATACAAAATAACGGTTTAGTATTAGCCGTGAGTAAAACAGGAGATGTTACAAGTACGGATGATGCAGCAGCTGGAGGTGGAGTGGCTGTTAGCTCCGCTCAACAGGGCGGAAGGTATGTCTTTAGTAATAAATATGCCATCCACAATTTAGAAGAATCAACATGGCGATGGTGTGCGGTTAATGATCCCGGCGATTGGACAGCGAATGGGACTGATCCCGAATTAGGATCAGGCTATCAAATTCTTTCCAATCATTCTAGGAATGCGGAAGAATTAATGGCAATGACTACATACTACGAGAATGTAGCAATATTAGCAGAAGACTGTATCCAGCTTTGGTTCTTTGATCCTGATCCCGCTAAGATTCAGATGGTTCAGGTTTTAAATAATACAGGGACAATTGCATCGAAGAGTGTTGTAGCAATTGGAGATTCTGATGTATTTTATTTATCTCGTTCAGGTATAAGAAGTTTAAAATCTAGGGACTCAAGTAATGCCGGGTATGTTTCTGATATTGGCAACCCCATAGACGAATTGCTGCAACAAGCAATTCGTGAAGATGGGGCGGACGGCAAGGATGCGTGTGCAATTTTAGACCCCCGGTCAGGAAGATATTATCTGGCTATCGGACTAAAGGTTTACGTTTTTTCTTTCTTCCCAAGTAGCAATGTATCTGCATGGTCTGTTTACGAACCCGGCTTCGTTATCGAAGATTGGGCATTTGACGGACAACAAATTCTCTGTCGTAGCGGGAACGTAATTTACAGTCTCGGCGGCGAAAATGATGATCAATTTGATGATTCCACGGTGACAATCCAGCTTCCATTTTTAGATGCTACCACCCCAGCAACTAATAAAATGTGGTCTGGTATCGATGCAGTTTGTGAGTCTACTTGGACAGTAAAAGTTGCTTCTGATCCAACGGATATTGAAACTAACGAAATAGCGGCAACACTAAATAAAGTCACATACGGACTAGGCAGAGTCGGTCTTTCAACAACATCAACGCATCTAGCATTGAAGTTGGAGAATACTCAAGAAGGGCCAGCTAAATTGGGGAATTTAGCGGTTCACTACACAACTAACGAAGCAGGATAATGGCAAATGTTCTAACAAATCTTATGGATGTTATCTTTGGGAAACCTGATGTTCCTGACGATCAATATGAAAAAGCGGCAGCTGCGGAAGCAGCCAGACAAGCAAGGGTTGATGCAGGACTTGCAGAGATTAACGATGTTTTCTCTCAATATGATCAAGATTTTTATGATCAAACTTCAGATGCATACATGGATTATATGACTCCACAGTTAGAGGATCAGTATGCAGATGGGCTAAGAGAATTACAGTATGCATTAGCAAGGCAGGGGCGTTTCAATAGTTCACTTGAAGTTTCAAGGAAAGCACAAGCTGCTAAAGATTTAGAATTTCAAAGGCAGGAATTGATTGGCAAAGCAAGTCAGGCGGCTGCCGATTCAGAATCAGCTGTAACAGCTGCTAAAGAAAAGATGGTAAAACTTAATCTGGCAAACGCTGATCCTGACTTAGCAGCTTCATTATCTGTGGGGCAAGCTGGTCTTCTTAATCAACCAGCAAAATATGATCCTCTTGTGGATGTGTTTGAGAATATTACCGAAGGTCTGGCAAGCCGGGAGGAAATACAAAACCGTAGAAAAATTCGTGACCAGATTAATTTAGTTAATCAAGGATCAGGTAGTGGAAAAATTGTAGGGTAAATATGTGGGATGATTTAGAATTTCAAGACTCGATAAAAGAACTTAAAAAGGCGGGGCCAGAGGGCCATGTGCTTGCCCATATAACCCCTGAAGAAGCTGATCTTCTAAAGGTGTTTGGGGGATCAGGAAGAATAGACCCTAACACAAAACTACCTAGTTTTGAGCAATTATATTATAATTCTTATACTGGTAAGTGGGAGACAAAGGAGGAAAGAGAACAAGGAATGTCCACAACCCAAAACTTAGGCAATAGGGATTGGAAGGAGTGGCAAAATAGTATTGATAAATGGGGTTCCAGATTACAGGATTGGGAAAATCCTATTACACAAGAAGGACAGCCAACTACCTTCGACTCTGGTGGTACAACAGAATGGTCAACTGGTGACTTTACTGAATTAGGAGACACTAGCAATAATGAGGTGGCGGAAGCAGCCCCCACCGAGACTACTTCTTTTACGTCATCATCTAATACCAATACATCAACAACTGGGGGAACTGGCCCCGCTGGGTCAACTGGGGATGTTTCCACATCTCCTGATGATGATGATACGGACACCTTTGATTCAAATACGGGACTTTCTTCAGACGAGTTTAATGATTCAGGATTTGATTCAGCGGGCAATTATGATTATGGCTCTGACGTTACTGGTACTCAGGGAATGAATGCCGAAGATTACCATAATATGATGACAGGGAATACTGGTAATAGTGGTGACGATAGTGGAGATAGGGAAAGAAAGAGAAAGGCAAGAGAAAGGGCAGCAAAACTAGCGGAAGAACAAAGACAAGCAAGAATAGCAGCGGGGAAAAAGAAACTAAACGAATTGCTTGATGCGAAAAAGAAGGGGTATGAGTATGACGAGGAGGGCAATGAGATAAATGCCCAGTACGACATTTATATGAAGGAGTTTCAGGATGACTTAGAAGAAGATTATTCTTTAGCTCAAGGTGGATTAGATCGCAGTTTTCTTGAAGGTGGAGATGCACACGGGGGATTTGAGGAATGGAGTGGGGAGAATGCCTTAAACTTTCAGCAAGAAGACTTGACAGATTATTTAGAAACGGAGCAAGGGAACCTAGAAACTCAGGCAGCAGATTATCAGGGACTTGCTGATGCAGACCTTGCTGCTTGGTACTTAGAACAACAAGAAAAAATTTCGGGAATTGACACCGAGATTGATTGGGACAATTGGGATTTTAGTGAATTAGATTTATCCGGCTACGATGATCCTACTCAAGTGGAGGGAACCTCTGGTGATGATGATCCCCTCTTTTTCTCAGACTATAGGCATTTCTCTGAAGACCCAGCGCAGGAAGAGCAACAGACTAATCCAGACACCACGGAAGTTGTAGATGCTGAAGGAGGAGAAACGGAAAGTGGAGATTCCACACCGGGAACTGTAGTAGAAGAATCGACTGTGAGTAGTGGCGTAAGTAGTGGCGCACCTAAGAAGAAGAAGAAGAAGGGAAGTGGATATGGAACATCAACTACAAGTCGTAGTAGTTCCAGAGTTATTTAACATTTAATAGAGTTTTAATATGACAGGGGTTGAAATAGCAATTTACCTTGCATTAATTGCGATGGCTACAGAGCGAAAGAAGCAAGCCTATGATTTGTCGAAGGAAACACAGGCGGGTTATTGGGATGACTTTGAAGCAGACCGTCTCGATTTGGCTTCAAAAACAGAGGAAGACCAAGGGGAACTTTTAGACCAACTGGCTAAAAGTAGTGTCTCAGGAGACACCCGTATTGAGTCCGGGCGTATCGAGGATATGATGAAAGATGCAAAGAATATCCAAGGTAGTGATAGATTAACTTCATCCTCCCAGCCAAAAGTAATAAAGGATGCTTTGGATAACGCACTTGCGGCGGTGTCAAGAGATGTAGATAAACGGGGAGCAAGTAAGGCGAACTTAATGTCCTTAACTGATCAGTTTTCTAAATATGATCCAGAATTTTTAGATTCAAATACACTTGCACAACAAGTTGCTAATTCCTTAAAGGGTAAGGAAGGAGTCATGAAGATTGGTTCAGCTGAAGCCGCTGACTCGTATGATCGACCCGGCGATGTTCTTGGCCAGATAGCTGATCTTTATGGGACATATATGATGTTTAGTTCAGGAGGAGAAGACCCCACAGTAATTGATGATCCCAAAGTCATGAAGGGAGGGGCTGGTGGTGATCCTGAACTTTATAAATATTATTCTCATGTATAAAGGATAAATTATGGCAAAGCCAAATAAAAATAAATACTACAATCAGCTGGGTGAAATTACAGGCAACCTCAAGGATATAATGGGGATGGGTGCGGGCAGCGCAAGAGCGGATACTAATTATTTAACTAACCTTGGGAAAGTGTCGAAACTCAAGGGGACTGAGATGGACAACAGGGCCACAGAAAGTATCTGGCAGTCACTTCAACACCTCCTACCCGGCATGACCCCCGGCGAGGCTTATACTGCTAACTTGGGACTACATGGTAAAGGGTATAACCGGGCCTTGACTGTGACTGAACAAATGATGCGTGATCCTAAAGTAAAAAGAGCATTAGAGGAAGCAAACCTTGCGGAGCAAAATACTCTGTCGGCCACAAGGTTGGGATCAGTAGAGCAAGCACTTCTGGATAATAGACCGAATGACCGCCAAACCCCTCCCCTGAACCCCATGCAGGAATTACAGCATGAATTTGAGAAAGGGAAGGGTAAGGAAAGGTTTGCCAATGATATGAGGACTTTATTAGCTTTACAAGGGAACCAACCAAATCGGAACCTTGATCCTACTGGAGCAAGGGGTGCAGCTGATGACATTCTCAGGGAATTAGAGAGTAAGGCTACAGTAAAGAAGACAGAATCTTACGCCGATTGGAATCAAGAGAGGAAAGAATATGTAAAAAAATTGGGGGATAAAAATGTATCGTTGATTGAAGAAAGAATTAACTCGTTGAAAGGTATAACTGATGCCCGGAAGAACGCAATTTTAAATGATGTATTGAATCGTATTGCCGAGTTAGACCAAAAAATATTGACCGAGAAAGGGAAGAGACTAACGCAAGAAAAAAGGAGGGAATTAATTGCGGCACAAATGGACGTTGAAATAGAAAAAGAATTGACTCAGGAGGAAAAGACTGAGAATGAGTGGCTTAGAGGTGTAGACATAGAGAAGGCTACAGAACTGAAAGAAAAACAGATTGAAACTGAAGGGGTGAAAAAGGAGAAGGTCGAGAAGGAGAGGGACATTGTTGGCCTGAAGCTCGACAAGATGCCAGAAAGGTTAAAGGAAGAACTGGCTATCTTGGTAAAGAGAAAGGAAAAACTCGATGCTGATATACTGAAGCTACAAAAACAAGGAGACAGCGCAGTAGCATTGACCGCCCTGCGTTCTGCCCAACGGCATAAGGTTAATGTAGAAAAATCAATTGCGAGGGCATTGGAACCTTACAGAAAAGACTTGCTTGAAGCACAGGCAGGGTCTGCAATGAAGGGGACATATGAAACTTTGATGTATCCCAACAAGCATCTAAAATCAACCTCCGAAGATTTTGGAGATGGGACAATCCCTACTGATGGGGGGGATGAACCTGATCCAGAATTAAATGCACCGCCACCAGATGGAAGCACTTTTGGGACTCATAATATGGGGCCGAACTGGGAAAAATTCAAGAGATGGATAACTGGTTCGCAGCCAACAGGTGGGGTTGCAGCTGGGCAAGGCCAAAAACCCAACCCTATAGAAGTGGAATTTTCCAAGTTAAGTAAACAACCCGTGCATACTTGGTCATCACAACAAAGGGCAAAGTATATTGACCATGCTGTAAACAGTCTCGGCCTTGATCCAACAGCAGCAAAAGCCCTGTTACAGAGAGCAATCCAATCACAAGGGCCAACCATCAGAAGATAATGGCTGGATACGATTGGATAACCGCAGGACTCGATGAGCCACCAGAAAGTCCACCGCCTATAGACCCAAAGAATATTCCACCCCCCGTGGATTATTCGGGCAGGGATAATTATGATTGGATCACAAAAGGATTAGATGCACCTCCAGAGGAGCGGGGTGTTTTGGATACTGTGATTGACTCCTTAACCCCCGGCCTAGACAAAACCCTTCAGCAAATCAATCAGCAAAACAGGCACTTCAAACAAAAGCCGTCCCTTCCAGATATGCTCCCCAATTTGCAGGAGCAAACACTAAATCAACAATTAGCAGAAAGACAAGCTGGTCTTGGGCCTGATACAACTATTGAACCCAGCGATCCATTTGCCGATCTTGAAGCAGAAGGTAAGGTAATCAGGGATATTATCCCTGCTTATCAGGCAGGATCACTTAGTGCCGAGATTAACAAGAAAAAATATCAACTCACAAGGGATGAGTGGGGAAGGGCCAACCCAATGCAGTCACTCCTTCATACTATATTTGCTGCGTTTATTCCGGGGGCAAAAACATTTATTGGGGAGGGGCATATAATACCCAAGGATAAGGCGAAAAAGTTAGCGCATGAGATAGACCAGATGAACATCAGGCTCAAAAGGAAGGGGCAGCTGATGACAACAGATGACATAGATAAATTTGGGGATTGGGTTGATTATTTCCAGACCATGACAGCATCTTCTGCGGAGATGATGGGTAAGGCAATTCTCTCCGGCGGGACTATGACACCCCTCCTGATGATTGAAGAGATGAATGCAAATCTGGAGGGTATTGAGGGGCTTGATGTTAATGATCGAATGGCCCTTGCAAATACGGGTGGCCTGATTGCAGCGGCCTTGGAGAATATAGGTCTAGGTCTTCTAGTCAGGGGAATGCCTAAAGAATGGATTGGTAAGATAGGTGTAAAGAAACTCTCCACATTCCTAGAGAAGACATTAGCCGGAAGGGTGGTGGATAGAGGTGCAAAGACAATAGCTGGGAAGGTGGTAACGAAGGTCGGAGGACGGTCTGCAACATCGGCATTGACTGAGGGTATGACCGAAGGCTCGCAGGAGGGTGTTGCGGTAATCGCCGAAATACTTGCGGGCAGGGACTTTAAGCCCGGAGAAATAGCCAGTAGATTGTTTGAAGCAACTGCGGCTGGAGGCACGGTAGGTCTTGGATTTGGTGGTGTAACAGGAACTGCACAGTCCTTCAGGAAGGGCGATAAAAAAGAAGACGATGGGACTTTTGTTGATGAGACAGGGGAGAAACGACAAACACTACAAGATGATACTCCCAAGTTTGACAAGACAATTGACAGAAGAAGGAAGCTGACCCTGCCGGAAGATGTTGAACCTGAACCCGTGGAAGCTGCACCACTTCCAGAAACAAAATTTAACCAAGAGGACTTTAAGGATGATGTAGATTTGGGGACTGATGTTACTCCCGTATTAACTAAGGAGGAAGAAACCAAACTCATTGAGCCTGAAGAAAAAGAAAAGCCTTTCAAGATTCAACCAAAGGTATTTCCAGAGAAAGCTGCTCCGGCTGAACCGATCACTAAACCCGCTGTGTCCACACCACAAGCGGAGGTAGAGGTAGTCTCTCCAACGGTTGAGCCGGACGTAACGCCTGAACCAACTGTAACAACTGAACCAGTTGTGGAAGCAGCTGCGGAACCAGAGGTTGCGGCGAAAGAGGAGGTAACCCCCGCAGAAGTTGAGGTGAAAGAGGAGCCGGAGGTTGAGCCAGAACCTAAAGTCGAGGCAGTTGTTGAGCCGGAGGTTGAGAAGGAAGAGGAAGTAAAGGTAGAGGAGAAGGAGGAACCGGGGCCAAAGGTAGTAACTAGCGCAGAAGAATTGACCCAAAAGATTCTAGCGAAAAGGCAGATAGAGGAGTTTGACAAGATAGCGGATGAAATTGCGGCGAGTGAAGATACAATTAAAATGACCGAAGAAGAAAAGGCAGAGGGGGTGCAGGAAGATGAACTTGACATAGCCGCATCGAAGGGCAAGCCACCATTAAAAGGTATTGGTCAAGAGGGTGTAAAGAAAGAAGCCGAGACAACCTTTGGCAAAAGGACTGTGAGGAGGTTGCTCAAGAACAATGCCCTCAAGATAGTAAAGACAGTTAAGGAGTTGCCCGATCATATTAAGGTAAAACTTATGACGGCCTACCACGGTACACCTCATGCTGTGGATAAGTTTAGCACAGATAAGATAGGCACAGGCGAGGGCGCACAAGCCTATGGTTGGGGACTTTATTTTGCTGGCAAGAAAAAGATTGCCGAGTGGTATGAAAGACAATTAAGGCAAAGGGACGGGACAGTAACTAGAAGGGAGATTATTGATTATTTTAAACCCGGTACAATATCCAAGAAATTTGTAAGTGTATTCCAAGGATTGGATGCCGATGAACCCGGTGCTTTAAATAAAGAGTATAAGGTAAAGTCAGTAAGAAGTCTTGAGGGACACGATTTAGAAATAGAACTTATACCCCAAGAAGATGGGAAAGATGCTTGGCCTAGAAAATATTTAAGATTAACTAAATATGGCATCAGCGCAGAGTGGGTTGCCGTAGAGGATGATTCTTCTGACAAGCTACATATCCCCACAAAAGAAGATTTTAAGGAGGTAACAGGCAGGGATATGAGCGGGGGAGTCTACCAAGTAGACCTTGACCCGAAAGAAGTAGAGTATCTTAATCTTGACAAGACCCTAAGTGAACAAAGTCAGGAAGTTAAGGATGGATTACTAGCTGTATTAGAGTCTAAGAGCGTTGATTCTTGGTTGACTTTAGAAAGCCGAGAAAGTTTAAAGTCCCAATTAAAGGGAGTGGAGAGTGATTCACCCCAGTTAAAGTCGCTTACTGGAAAGAAACAAATAACCGGGAATGAATTTTACAAAATACTAAGTAATATTTTTGCATCGCATAACTTGGACAAAGTTCAGGCGAATAAAGAAGCATCCCAACTTTTACTTAGTAAAGGAATTAAGGGTAATAAGTACCTAGCTGGAAGCTCAAGGAAAAAGGGGGAAGGTGATCACAACTACGTTATCTTTGATGACACCGATGTTACCATTGAAGCAAAGTTTTCCAAGAGTCCCGCAGCTGTCAAGGGTGCATACGATCCTGAAACTGGGATAGCTTATCTGGTTGGGGATAATATTGGGGAGGGTGAAGCAGCTGGTGTATTTTTGCATGAAGTTGGAGAACACGCTAACCTTGAAGAGATGGTTGGCAAGAAGAACTATGACCAGATAGCCAAGCAGATTGATGACTTGGTTAAGAGTGGTGATGAGGTTGCCACGGCTGCCAAGGATAGAGTACCGAAGGATACAAGGAAGGAACATCTACAGTCAGAGAAGATTGCATACCTTGTACAAGAGGTACAGGACAGGACAGCCAAGGGTGAGACAGTAAGCGGCAAGGTTCGCACACTCTATAATAGAGTAATGAACCTGATCAGAAAGTTTATCAATAGTCTCCCGGCGTACAGGAAGATGACAGGGCAAGCCGCACTCAAGAAGTTGGAAGCTGGAGAACTTCTCACTCCTGAGAATATAGCATCCCTTGCAAGACAAGCAGTTGATTTTCACTCTGAAGGTAAGACTGAACCCTCCGTTAAAAAGGAGCCACAATTTGCTGAAGACGCGGGATCTGAAGCTGCCCCTGAAGCGGCTCCAGAGCCTACCACACCTACCACAGAAATACCCCTTGGCGAGTCAATAAACCCTGAAGTTACTAAAGCCATCAAAGAAGCACACGGTAAGAAACCCAAGGATAAAGTTGGCACACTAAAATCAATCTGGAATGTCACGGTTGAAGCTGCAACCACAATAAAGAATCAGATGACACGGGCGCACAAACTTCTTGATCCTAAGAAGTTTGGGCTGACAACGGATTATCTCAGGTTGATGCAAGAAACAGGCAGCTACGCCAAGCACAGGGCATATACAGATGTTTACTCTGTAATCGGTAAGATGAATGAAACGGAGCAGCTGGTCTTCTCGATGAACCTTATCCTCCCTGATATGATCAAAGACATAGAGTCAGGGTTGCTTGATCCAAATGAACTACCGTTTAATTACGAGTCAGCTGAACAAGTCCAGAAAGATTTAGATGAAGCATGGAAACCCCACGCTGAAACAATTACTAATAACCCCTCTACTGACACGAATATTCTACAGTCTATAGAAAAACGCACAGCCTTTATGAAGGAGTTGCGTGAGGGGTTGGTGGCCGAAGGGTTACTGCGTGAAGAACTTCTTGAAGACGATAGGTACTTCCATCATCAGGTTCTTGAGTACCTTAACCTTGAGGATGCACCGGGATACAAAGTATCGCTAGAAAAACCGGGCATACAGACCGCAAAACAAGGGTGGCAAAAAGCTAGGACGGGTTCTGCTAAAGACTACAATACACGATATTTAGATGCGGAGTTTGAGGTACTGTCTCAGGCCCGTCAGCAACTGGAAGCAAAGAAACTTCTCAAGAAAATAAGGGTAGCAAATGATAAGGGGGCTGATCTAAGGAAACTCAGGACTGAGATTAATGACCAGAGAAAGATCGAGGGGAAGGATGGTCTATCCCTTGAACAAGTTCTGAAGGAAGCTGAAGGGTTTGATGGGTATGTAATATGGAAACCAAATGAGAAGGGGATTTGGTATCAGACATACACGATAGCTGACAAGGTTGCACAAAAAATATTAGAAGAAGGGAACGCAAATGTTGACAAGGTGCGGAAGGCTTTTGTAAAAGGCGAAAGCGAAAAATGGATAATCCCCAAAGAATTAGCCGAGACTTTAAATAAACCCACGAAGAATGAGAATGAAGCATGGCCCGTATCGTGGTCGAGGAAGGGGGTTAGGGCTTGGAAGGTCTGGACACTACTCAATCCATTTAGGATTTTTAGATACAACCTGAACAACATGAGCGGGGACTTGGATATAGCGATTGCCTACGCACCCGGTATTATGGGGGGTATGAAACAATCGGTGTTGGACTTGTATAGGGAAAAGAAAAACCCGGCTGGAGAAACAGCGACAGAGTTAAATGAAGCACGAAGGTTGGCGATTATTGATAGTGGATTTGTCATTACCGAAGTGGATGACTTTAGTAAAATGTATGACGGGCTGTTTGATCCGAAGCCTTCAAATAATCTTGAGAAATTAAAGCACAAGGGGAAGAACATACCCAAGACTTTCAGGGAGTGGACAACGTACCGGGAGAACCTAATACGCCTAGCGGCTTGGAGATATTTTAAGAAGAAGATAGCTGAGAATCCAGACAAGAAATTCTACGCAGCATCGAAGCAGACGGAGATTGACCAGATTAGGGAGTCACAGAAAGAGGGTGCGGAGCGTGATGCAGAAGGACTAACAGAGACTGACCATCAGATAGCAGCGAAGCTGGCCCGTGAATTAATCGGGGACTACGGTAATATATCACACGGTGGACAAGCTATCCGTACCCACATAATGCCATTCTATAGTTGGATGGAGATTAACGCTCCCCGGTACATCCGGCTGTTCAGAAACTCAAAGGAGGAAGGTAACAATGTAAAAGCGCAGCTGGCGAAAGTGTTAGCGAAACAGACTGCTTGGAAGGGGTTAAGTGTGACTGCAAGAATGATGGTCTTCTCAACCCTAGTCTCTGCATGGAACCACGGCGTACACCCTGATGAAGAAGAGAAGTTGTCAGAGTTTGAGCGTGAGCAGCTGCACCTTATACTAGGCACATTCAACGGAGAAGTAGTAACCCTGAGATTCCAAGGGGCGTTCTCTGACTTTATGGCATGGGCATCTTTACATGATGCACCATCCGATATTGTTGATCTATGGAAGGGGAACAAAAGTCCTACTGACCAGCTTATAGAGATGGCCAAGGCTCCTGCGCTAAAGATTGCAGCTGGCCTGAGTCCTCTATATAAAGTTCCCGCAGAACAATTGTCTGGTGAAACTTACTGGCCTGACTTTTTAAATCCCCGGCCAATCAGGGACAGGTTTGAACACATAGCCAATGCCTTCAGTCTCGGTACAATCTACAAGATGGTGGCGGGTAAACCAAGCAGAGGGGGGTATGAGTGGGGCAAACTTTTCCTTAACTCCACAGACCCCGGTGAAGCTGCATACTATAAGAACTGGCAAAAAGTTAGGGAGTGGAGAGACAAGATGGGCAAGGATGATGTGGGCGGACACAAGCCAAGCACAAAAGCAAATGCCCTCTACTACTACAAGCAAGCGATGAAGTACCAAGATGTGGATGCTGCTAGAAAATACTACATGAAATATGTTGAACTTTCAGGTGGTCTGAATAAGGCAGGGAAGGTTCCACAAAAAACATTGAAGGCGATTAGCCGAAGTATTAAAAGGGCGAATCCTAAGTCACGCATCCCCGCTGGCACATGGAATGCATTCATTAAAACACTAACCAAAGATCAAAGAAAAACATGGAATGAGGGTATCAAGTGGTACAACTCTGTTTACAAAAAGAAAAGGAGAAAATAAAAAGACTTGACCTTTTTCTGTATTTGTAAGACTATGTTGCGTAACAGTTAAAACAGTTTTAGAGAGAGAATGATGCCTAGAAAAATGGTCGATGGAGTGACCATCAAAGTAAAAAAGTATTGCTACTGCGGGAAACTATTGGAAGGTAAACGTAGTAGGTATTGCTCCGCTAGTTGTTATAGTTCTTACCGCAAAATAAAAGAACGGTTACACTACCTTAAGTACAATCCCCCCCTACCCCAAATATCTTGCATTGCTTGCAAGATAAAATTCACACCCAAAAGAGTCAATCAAACTTGTTGTGGCAAACTTTGCCGCAAGGAAATTACTACCCGGCAGATGGCCGCTAAACGTAAAGCGAATCCCAACAAGGTAAAATCTTCTGTTCACTATAAACAATTTTTTGTCCGGCAAACTTATAAGGGCCGGAACGAAGTTCAAGCACTTGCAGATGGGGTGACAGATATTTCATCATCAGGATATGCTAATGAAATAAATAACTTCTTAGCCAACGGAGGTAAGGTAAAAATTCTAGCTGACCAGCTGGATGGTAGAGTACCGGGAGTAGGATCAACGAACTTCCTTAGAGTCTCTGGCGTTGGTTCTTTGACAGAGGGAGTCGATGTTTCAGGGGATTGGGATATACAAACTTTGTCGGGGTTTGGGTACGAACTGCACGTTATGGATAACAGTAATAATGATCAGGATTGATCTGGCAATTGTGGCCAAGCCCCGCATGACAAGATCAGACAGGTGGAAGAAGCGGCCTTGTGTTGTCCGCTACTGGGAATTTGCTGACAAGTTAAGGGCCGCAGCTGATGCTGCGAATTTTAAACTGGGGAATAAAGTACACATGGAATTTCATATTGAAATGCCAAAATCGTGGAGCAAAAAGAAGCGAGAGAAGATGAGGGGAGAACCCCACCAGATACCGAAGAGAATGGATATTGATAATCTCCAAAAATCCGTGTATGATATATTGCGCCCAGATGACGATGGGATGATATACGATATACAAGCAAGGAAATTTTGGGCGGACAACCCTGTGATTAAAATTGGCAATGGAAATGGTTGATATGTTAATCACGGGACACCATCGGCTACTGGCCGATGAGCATCACGCTGCGGCAAAGGCTCGGCGGAAACGGATTAGACTTAACGAGAGAGCCATACGGATTAGAAAGCAAATGTCTAAATCGCTAGGTTTACATCTTAATAATAACAGTAAAGATGAGAGAGGAACTATATGGGAATGACAATGGCAATAGATAAAGCCGCAGAGGAGCGGAAGAACTTTGAACTGCTTGCAACAATTCGGAAAGCAAAGCGGGCAAGAAACAAGGCAGCAAGACGGGCATTCTTTACTTACCTAAAGGAAGTTTTTGGTGTGAAGAAGGAGGACAAATGACTTTTGAAACAGTCCTGAATGATCAGGAAAATATCCTCAGACTACGGGAGGGTAGTGTAAAACCTGAACAGGATCAGGGACTAAGGAATGCTGCGATGACAGGGACAGATGCTGGCGTTGTAATGAATGTTAATCAATACTCTAATCAGACCCGGAGGATAAGAGAGAAACGGGGGGAACTTCCTGTAGAAGATATAAGCAAGAAGGAACCAGTTGAATGGGGACTTATCCATGAACGCAATATCGCAAAGAAGTTTGCCGAGCGTATGGGGTTGAAGGTTCAGATGGTGAGCCGCACGGTTAAGAGTAAGGAGTGGCCAATTGCTCACGGGCATATTGATGCAAAGATTGTGGGTAAACCTTGGCTACTTGAAGTTAAGACTACCCATGAATTTAAAGCGAAGGAATGGGGGACGGAATTTACTGAGGAAATTCCGCCCGCCTACTATTATCAGGTACTACACTACTTGTATTGCACGGGCTATACTAAGGCTTATGTAGCCGTCCTGATAGGTGGAAATAAAATGCGTATCTATGAGATACAACGTAACGAGAAGCGGATTAAGGAACTGATCAAGGCAGAGAAGAAGTTCTGGTATGAGTATGTCCAGAGCAAAGAGGGGAAACTTCCTGACCCCGCATCAGAAGATGAAGCATTGTTGCAGCATCCCGTGGCGGATGAGGATACGGCACTCTTAGCTAATCCCATGACCGCTCAGATTCATGCTGCGTTAAAACAGAAAGACCGTCAGATAAAGCTGATGAAGGCAGAGCGGGAGGATATGGCCACGGTGATGATGGGACATTTACAACAACACTCCCGGCTAGTCGATGCAGCTGGGGGGGACATGATAACTTGGAAGAATTATACCCGCCGGAACAAGAGTAAAAAGTTAATGGAAAAAGCCTTGGCCAAGTATGAAGATGTTGGCAAATACGAAGAGGTGAGTAGCTCAAGGACGTTCAAGGTGGTGGGATGATTGAAATTATCCTAAACGAAAATGAACAGAAGCTGGCCGAATACTTGGCAAAGAAACGGTGGAATTTTAACAGGGACAAAGGAACCCCGCACTTGTTTTCAGGGCCACAGCCAACTGAACAAACAGATGTAGAAGGGATGGGAGGTGAACTTGCTTATTGTAAGCTAATGAACATTTACCCCGACCTTGACACATCACCAGCCGCTATGCCAGTTTATGATTGCGTATCCCGGCTTGGTGTAAGGATCGATGTTAAGACCACCCATCATAGGTCTGGACATTTGATAGCCCCCTTAAAAAAAGCTAAGAAACCACCAGACAAGTATGTCTTGGTGGTGGGGGAAATGCCCATCTATTCCATAGTGGGAGAGGTTTGGGCGGTAGACCTTCTTCAAGAAGGTAACATAAAAGACTTTGGATATGGTGATTGTTATGCCATAGAAGAAAGTCTAGTTAATCCTCTAATGAAATAAGGAGAGACATGAAGAAGAAGATAAGAATCGGCAGAACGCAAGGTTATATCCTTGATACTTTCATCAAAGAAAATCTTGAGACGTTGAACCGAAAGAAGCCAGATAAAATCGCCCGTGTTGCTACTGTAGCACTCGGCTTTGAAATATCCCCAAGCACAATAATCAGTATCCGCAAGGCCATGATCGCAGCGGGTCTGGAAGTTTGGGAAGAAGCCCCAAGGTCAAAAGAAAATAAGGGGTTGTTCCTCAAGGTGGCTGCCTTGGAAAAGCAGATGGAAATACAGTTGGCAGAGCAGGATAGGAAGTTTAAGATCGTGTTTGAAAAGCTGCATGACCTAACGAATGGGGGTAATGGGGTAGATAAAGCCCCGGTACATGAGGAGGAACAAGCATGGCAGTAATTGTAAAGAAGGGCAAGGAGAAAAAGCCCTTGCGAATATGTATCTATGGCTCTGATGGGTGTGGTAAATCCACTTGGGCCAAGCACGGTCTGTTTTTAGATATGGAAGGAGGACTAGGCGAGATTGATTGTCAGTCAATTGATCTTGTCGATTCCTCTTTTGCTGATGTGATGGATGCGGCGAGATATGTGTATAGCGAGTTTAAAAATTTAGGCGTAAATACTCTAGTTATAGATAGTATAGATTGGCTAGAGCGTAAAATTTTTAACGCTGCCTGTAAGGATAATGGATGGGCCACTATAGAACAACCCGGATTTGGGAAGGGTTATGTCATGGTCTTGAAGTATTGGACGGAGTTTTTAAATTGCCTTGATCAACTCCGGGCATTAGGACTGCACATTGTTCTCATATCTCATTCGGCGGTGGAGCATTTCGATGATCCAATTGTGGACAATTCTTTTCATCGTCACAACCTTAAACTAAATCGCCACGCTCGTGGATTAATAGCCGAGTGGTGTGATGTTTTAGGGTATGTTGCGAGTGAGGTTTTGACCAGTAAATCGGGGGAAAAATTTAGTACCCCCCAGTACAAGGCAATAACAACAAATCGTAGGTTAATCTATTTCGGAGAGCAACCTACGTTCACGGCGAAGTCTCGTATGACCTTGCCTGAAAGTCTTCCTTTAGATTGGGAAGCCTTCATGTCCGCCGTGCAATCTGCACGGGCGGAAGGCACTACTGCCAAAAAGAAACAGGTAAAAACAGGGAAAGCAAATGGAACTAATGTTTGATGTTTCCAATGTGGTGGAGGAGGATCGTTCCTTTACTCCGCTACCCCCCGGAGACTACGAAGTCATTGTTGATGACTCAGATTTTCGGGACACGAAAAGTGGCAACGGAAGATACCTTCACCTTGAGCTATCAGTTGTTAGCGAAGAGGGGAAGGGCCGCAAAATTTTCGACAACCTAAATCTGGAGAATCCAAATCCAACGGCTGTTGAGATTGCCCAACGTCAACTCGCTTCATTAGTTAGAGCGTGTGGAAAGGTTCAGATAAAAGACTCATCTGAGCTACATAACATTCCCATTGTTGCGAACATTACTATCCGTCCGGGGACGAATGGATATGATGACAGTAATGATGTGAAGTATTACAGGATGCTGCGAAACCCTGCGGCAACCCCTGCATCTAGTGGGACTCCGAAGGATGATATTCCCTTTTGAGCTAATCGTGTCAGCCGCTGGCATCTACATCTGTGGAGTTGTCAGCGGTGTTTCTGCCCTTGCCCTACTTACGTTCATCTATGTGGGGCGAGGGAACAGTATTGTAATAACAAAAACCGATGAAGAAATGTGAGTTTTGCGGGGCAAGTTATACCCCCTCTGGAGGACAGACCAAGAAACAAAAGTATTGCAGTAGGAGGTGCAAGGATAGAGAGAAAAGAAGGCTCCAGAAAGAGAGAGGAGATGTGCGTGGTCGCAAGGGTGGATACAATCGCCTGACCTATATTAAATGTTGGCTGCGGCAGATTGACTTGAGTGTTCCATGCTTCTATTGTAAGACCCGTATCTTCCCTGAAGACAGCTGGGTTTTAGATCATAAGCAGCCCTTAAGTTCTTTAAGCACAAGGACTGAGATGCTTAATCCCGACAACCTCTGTATAGCCTGTCACCCCTGCAACGTGAAGAAGGGTAGCACCCCAATAGCTGACCTGAACCTAGAGGATTTTGTAAACGCACAATTGGATTCGTAAACTATTATCATGGAGAGAGATAGCAATGGAAATTTCATACTTCTACGGGGTAACACATAAGACCCCCATATTCAAAGAGGTTGATGACATTTTTAATGAGATTAAAAATGGTGATCACCGTGAAACTATTAACACTTGCCGCAAGGCACTCGACTCTGGAGACAAGGATAAGTATTCGCTACTAAAGAAGAAACTTCCCTGCTACACAATCAGCTGCCGGACTACTGAGCGGCGGGCGGATACTCTTGAGGAGTACAGCGGCCTGATGCAAGGTGATCTTGACAACCTGAGTGGGAACGTAGAAGTTTTACGGGATGAACTATTCAAAGACCCTCATGTTGAAGCTGCGTTTATATCACCATCTGGCCGGGGCGTTAAACTTTGGATCAAAGTTATCCCTGATGCAACAAAACACAAGGAGTCTTTTAATGCAGCTGAGATATATTTCAAGAGCAAGCACAATATTAATCTCGATCCTGCTTGCAAGGATATGGCAAGGTTATTCTTCCAGAGTTATGACCCTGATGCCAAGCGGAAGCTCAATGCTACTCCCATCCCATTACTTCCAGAAGAACAACCATTACTTGATGCGGTTCCACCAGCTGAAGAAACTACATACAGACTTGAAAATTATGAGCGGGCTGTTGTAGCGTTAGCTAAAATATCCCCGGAAGAATATACCGTCTGGCAAGAATGTGCGATTGCACTTATGAATGGGTTAGGAGAGAATGGATATAAGCTCTTCCTTGATTGGTCTAAGAAAAGAGAATGGGGGAAAGACAGGGGGAAGGGAGAGTATTCAGAGAAGAACATAAGATATAAGTGGAAGAGTTTTGATAAGGAATGGAAGGGTGATCCCATCACATTCTCAACCCTCTTCTTCCACGCTCAAGACCCATGCACCCATAAGGTATTAGACACTCCGCCTGTGGGCCAGCGAACTTCGGAATCGGTGACTCTCTCCGCCGATTATTTTACCCCACCGGGGTTCGTTGGCTCTTTCGCTAACTTCCTGACCCAACACTCCAAGTACAAGCAGCCCATCATTGCACTTGCATCCTCACTTTGTTTTGCAGGAACCCTGATGGGTCGCAAGTACAGGACTGAAGAGAACACACGCACCAACCTCTTCCTTGCAGTGCTTGCACCCACTGGATCAGGCAAACAGTTCCCCCGTGATGTGATCAAGCAGTTTGATAATGCCCATGACTTAAAAATGTTTGGGTCAGAGAAGGTCACCTCCCGTGCAGCTATCGAAAGACTTATCACTTGGCGGCCCAGCTGTCTCTTCCTCATTGATGAATTTGGTATGTACCTCAAGCAACTGATGGCAACCACCACTGGCTACCAAGCAGATATTATCCAGACCTTAATGGAAGTATTCACCTCATGCACCGGGCCTTACTATCCGCTCGACCGGGCCACTCAGGAAGAAGAAAGATTCTTTATAGACCAACCCTGTCTCTCTGTCTTGGGAACTGCAACCCCGGAAACTTTTTGGGATGGACTCAACACTTCCAAGATCAGGGACGGTTCACTGAACAGGTTCCTAATCTTCCAGACTCCAAATAAAAGACCTGAACGCCACCGTCCAGAGATTATCCGAAAGTTCCCAGCCGATCTAGTCGAT